GTTTTGGTTAATTTTGAAATTTTTATGCAGCTGCCCATGCACAGCGCGAAGATCATCACAGGAAAACAGCTTCCGGATAGCTGTAAAAAAACCTGTGTCAATAAATATGAACGAATAAATGCGATTAAATACGAGTGATTAAGTCGGGTTTAAATGAGATGCAAATATTTACAATGCTAAATATTATTGTTTTAGAAGAGATCACGAGAATTCTTCTTGAATCGCGTGAGTGGTACGGGACGAGCGTCAGCGAGCCACTCAATCGAGTATAAAATGTAACGTGTGTTACTGCGATTTTTGTGAACGGAGAAGAGATCGTACACGAAGTAACCTTGAGATGCCAACTCGTAAGCGACGTATGCTTCATCGTCGCTAATGTGATGATACGTGTACTTCCTCATAGCTATGTAATGAAAAGTGCCAGGTGGGGATCGATTTAACTTCTGTAGGACTTTGATGTTACTTTGTTGTAAATACTCGCCAACCCATGGTAGTAAGGAACTTTGAGGGTTAACGAGAAAATCTTCGACACATATAAAACGATCCCCGTCAAGTATAGATAATTGTTCCGGTGATAAGTCGACTACGCCGAGATGCTCGTCAGCACAGGCGATGTACGGTGGTGACATGATGTTAAATGATTCGATTGCTGTTGAAGCATCAGCGAGCTCGGGAATGGATGCTTCAACACCTCGAGAAAAGCCGAGAGCATTGATGATATCAGCAACGATCCGGTTCGTTGTGATATCACGTATATGCATGGGATTTCGGCTGATTGGGCATGTGGAACTCAGGCCCAACCATGTGATAATGGCGGGTCGATCGAACAAATGGCCACAGGGGCATGTGACAGGATCGTAAGCAACGTCCTGTGTGATAGAACATGAAAGTACCCCCATAGCTCTGGTGAGAGCGACCTTGTTGGCGAAAATCTTTTGCACGTTGTTCTGAAGCGTAGTCATTGTAATGGAAAAAGTTTATAGGTGGTAATGGTGGTATTTTTACACGAAAGCAGCAGCGATGGATGCTCCGGTGGTGATAACAGAAGCTGCCGTTTTTAGCGCCTCTGTGAGTGTACCGGAAGTCGAATTACCTGGCGCTGCAATTGGTTGTGCGTTAGCGATGCGGTCAACAGCCTGGATGACATGGTCGTTGCGTGGTGGAGCAGGTTTGGCTAGCGCGTAAGTTGTATCACTAGGATTGGGTGTGTATTCAACGCAGTATACAATATCCAGTAAAAATGTCGAGTGTGATGCTGCGCCAGATATGGTGAGTAGTGTGGAGGCCCAATCGGAATCAAAAGATGATACGATGGGGACAATACTAACTTTGGTTTGGCTCGTAATTGCGCCGTTACTATTGAGGAGACTGTACTTTTCATCAGCGGGTGTGGCGATGAAAGTAAGGATTGAAGATAGATCTTGCCATTGATAATCAGAATTGTTGTGTCGCAGTAATCCATGCGCGCCAGTGCGTAGTGGGATAGTTCGTGTGTCCTGTGAATTGTTGGTTCCAAAATCTAAATTTTGAGTGAATGGTCGGATCATAATCTGATTTGGTGACCAGACCTCAGTGAGCCCAGTGATACTATCTAGCACAGTGAAATTAGCGACATTTGGTGTAGGTGCTAGTGTACCGGTTTGGACGCTATTAACTCGGATTGAGCCGCTATTATTGATAGTAGAGCCGGTGTATGTGATAGACCAGGCGGCCGTGACGATACGTGATCGACCTGAGTTGAAGACAACTTGGAAATCGTCATAGGATCCGGCGGTGTCACGTAATGCGACACCCCCATCGGCCCAACCAGGTAAACAAATAGCGTTGTAAGATGCTGATGTCCATGAATTATAGGTGTTCCCGCCGGCGATGTAAGTGTCGGTTGTGGGCGTTTGAAACCATACAGGATAAGGCAAACATGGTGTGATAGCGATGTTCATGGCACCAGTGCTACCCAGTGCGAAAGGTATTTGAATACGATGGTCGAGCATTATTTTCCTTGACATCGATCCATCAGGGATCGATGACATCCCGCCGTTTGCGTTGAAAGGTGCGACTCGACAGGATAGAAAATCGCGTCCACCGGGTGTGGATTGTACGACGGAAAGCATGGATCGTGGATCAGGACCGCGTGGTCGTGAAGCTATTGAGATACTGCCATAAGGATTGCGTGGTACGCGTTTTCTACGCAGGGGGATCGGTGCTCGCCGACGTGCTGGGTTGGCCACGCGTGTGCGTCGAATTGGTGGGACTCTCCGACGGTTGGCAACCGGACGACGGCGTGGGTTTTTGGTGATGTTACGATTGTTAACTATTGTTGTCATAGTATTGGAACGAAGGCTCTAATTAACTGTGGTAAACTAACTAACTAACTTATTGAGATTAATAATGAAATTAGTTTTTGGTTGCCGTCTGCGCGACTGGCAATATATCTTTATGGAAGTGGATCATTTGGTCGAAAGTTCTAGGATGATCCGCCTCTTGGTGTAAGAAACCATAAAGCATTTGCATTTCGGCAGAAGTTGGTACGTAATCGAAAAGTCCAGTGGCGTTGTAGTACTGGTTGGCGGCAAGACACGCCTCGTCGAGGTCAGATTGCTGTTGAATCATTTCGAGACCGCCTCGCAATGAGATGATGGTTTCCCGATACTGATGGTAATCCTTGTAATCTTTGGACAAATATTTGGCCACACGACGTAGGGCGTCGGGTACAACCGCTTGTGATAAAATAAATTTACCGGCGAATTCAATGACCGGTGGTTCTTCGTTCTTCAATTGGAGACCATGGTCGGACAACCATTTTGAGGCGAAATCAAAGGTGATGCCGGCACCGATGAGAGCAGAGTCATCACCGGTGAAAGTGGTAACGGCGAGATGGTCCCACTTATACATGATGGCGATGTTACACATGTTATAAAAGGTGTTCCTTAACCAAGTTTCGAAAGTGCCGGAGTGAAATTTGAGCTCACCGATCAATTTGCAAAACGACGCAAACATGGTCCATCGGTCGCTGTGGTCCCGGTAGCGAAAGACAAGATCTAGAGGCATCCCGACGCAGATGTAAATCACGGACATAAGCATGTAAGCCATCATCCCTTGGGTACTGTCATATTCTGAGAAGTCGCCAGCTTTTCGGTCCAAAATCAGATTCGGGTGTTCATCTTTGAATGCGCATAATAAGTTGCCGACTTTCTCAGAAAATTCGCAATCGGTTAAGTTACACATCATAACTACGTTGTCTTTAAGTAGTCCGGGTAACAAATGTGTGATCATACGACCGAAGGCCGCATAGAGCAAATTGACTTGTTTGTTGTATGCACTGACACCTTGCGATACTTTAACAAAATCATATGATTTTGTTTGCATCTTGGCTTTAACTTGTTTCTTCGGGAAGAACGATACCCAAAAATCTTTTGTGCTTTCTAATAGCTTGTCGTATTCATCTCTCGGCATACATTTCTGGTCGACGGATCGGAATGCTTCAGTTAAGTGATATTCAAACAGTCCTGGTGTTAAGGCTTGTTTGCGTAATGCGCACAAAAAGGTGATCGTTGTGGGTTTGATGAGACTTACGACACCGTTAGTGAATGGATCTTGGTCCGGTATGCTGACATTGTTTTGCCGGATAGTCGGTATGGCGAATTTATCAACGAAAGCATCCAGCATTGTAGCAACATCAGTCATTGTTAACTGCTCTGTGGATCTCATTGTGTCTTTGGCGTATCTTCCAGATAATGATCCAATCAGTGTGAGCGCATCGGAATGTTGCACTTTCGCGTATTTTTGGTCGGTGATACGGAAACCGTGAGCGCTCATTTTTCTCATTTTATCCATCAATTCTTCCGCTTTAATTATGAGTCGCCCCCCACCATCATGTGGGATGTTAGTATCAGTGATTCCAGCGATGCCCGTAAAGAATTCATTCGTTTTGAAGGTACGTTCCATGATGTCGATCGCCTGTTCTAATGTGCACTGATGGAATGCGGCACTCTTATCAACTTGTTTTGTTGGTATTTTAGTTGGCCTAGTTCCTGCGTTCATGTTCAATATGTCCCTCGGTATTATGGCATCGTGAAGGTGTAGTCCATAACGTTGTAGGTTGATGTCGATGTTAGAACCGATGAAATCAATGTATCGGCGTAAATGATCGTTTTGCCCGATAAAAACCAATTTTTCAGAGTGTCGTGATAGCATGACTCTGACGTGTTCGATGGATTCCGTTAATCCTGTGTGCACTGCTCTCTCGTCGACCGC